TATTTTTTCAGCTAATTGAGCTAAGGCTAAAGGGTAGGGAATATCATCATATTTTGATATAAAACTAGCAGCATTACCTGTAGCCCCACAACCCGCACCAAAGCATTTGAAAATTCCTATCTTAGGAGAAACAACCATTGAGGGGTCACTATCAGTATGAAAGGGACACTTGGCTCTATAGTTTTCACCAATAGGTTGTAGAGGTAAGTATTCTTTTATAACTTCCTCTATGTTTATATGACTAAATAGTTCTGTTGATTCTCTGTGCATCTTCCATACTTCTTCTTAAGTAATAAGAAATAGCCATAGTACAATGAGGTACTATTGACTTACCTACTTGGTCTAGTTGACCGGATTCATTCCCAAAAAATTTAAAGTGATCGGGAAAACCCATAATTCTAGCATTTTCTCTTACGGTTAAAACTCTGCTTTCATAGGGGTGGACAAACCTGGAACAATGTGAAGCAACCGTACCCGCATGTTTATCTGGGTCAAGCCTCAAATTATTTTGAGTTCCATAGTATGACTCGCCTATCTTTAATCTAGCGAAACCTTGTATTCTCTTCAGGGAGTGATTTGGTTTTTTTTGATTTGGTACTCCAGATCTAACATCAAGTACCTCTTTTAATACTTCCCCGCGTTTATATCTATTATGTTTAAGTACATAATCTGTTCTTAATAATTCTTCAAAATTAAATTTGGGTTCAAATAATCTACTCCCGATAATGAAAGCCCTTTTTCTACTCTGGGGTACACCAAATTCTTTTGCATTGAGTATAACGGTTTGGATTTTATAATAAGGTAAGCTTAGTACAGGGAGGCCAGCACCTTTAAACATTAATGAATTGTCTTCAAACCAAAAGGTCTTTAGAACATTAGGAACATTTTCTAGGATAAAGGTGCTAGGCTTTAATTCGTTTACTGCAACTAAAAATTTAACATAATCAAAATCTAAGGGGTTTAACTCATGGAGTTTACCTCGGTCTTTTCTTTTCATACCAAGATTACTAAATTGCTTACAATCGGGTGAGCCCATTAATAAGTTAATTGGTTTACCTTTCCACTCATCATACATATCAAGATAAGTATAACTATTAGCGTTTGGAAAGTTATGCTTAAAAGTTTCCTCATTATAAAAAGATCGGGGTTCTACATTGAAGCCAACTTTATAGCCGGCCCATTCTGCCCCTAATAAAGAGCCTCCAATTCCCCCGAATACCCCAGCAGCAATCATTTCTGCCACTTCTTAGGTGTATTGTGTTTCATTGATTTGTCTTCGGGGCCGAGCAATCCATTCTTTAATGTAAACCTTTCAAAAGACCAAGCATGTAAAGAGCCAATCCACATATTGAGATTACCCATCTTTAAATCCATATCTAGTTTATCTTTAACCCATTGAGCTAACCTAATTGTCATATAGATATCATTTTTAAAATGTCTACGTATATCACAACTACGTATATGGTAAGTACAATCAATTTTATCATTACGTATTAAGAAATGGTAACCCAATGTACAAGGTACCCTTTCACCAATATCAACTTGATCTTCGGGATACCAGACCGACAAGTAAGCCTGGCGTGTTAAAGGGTCAGCTTTCATGCGGTCTATTAAATTATTTAAATCACCATAATTATATCTAATACCTTTGAGATCTTTGGGTGGCCAATACCTTTCCATATAAGAATGGCTAAACTCTTTATCACCTTCACGAAAACGATCATTATCTTTACTATGGTCATAATAGGGCCAGTTATAGTATTGATTACCAGGGTTCAATGGTTCACCCGATACACGCTCTTGAAAATGATCTTCAGACCAAGGCTGATCAGCATTACATTGGCTTTGTAGAATAGTTTGATTAAATGGCATTTTCATTTGGTAGTATCGTTGAGTAACCTCAATCATTGGGTGTTCAACTTCAACAGATTGCCATTTTAAAGGTTTGACCTCTTCACCGTTTTTGTAAAGATCTAATGCAGCTTTCTCAATAGTTTCATTTACTGTAAGTACCATCTAGTATTCGCTTTCCTTATAATAAGTTGATATTATTAACAAAATATGTTAAGTATGTTTTTCTTGTAACGGAGCACTTCCATTAGTCTTTTTGAACCCATTCATGTAAGCTATAGTCAACTGTAATTTCATCACCTAAGTTTATCTTTGATAACGCTCTCAATCTAATGAAATCATAATCGTATACTGCTTCACAATTAGGCGTTGTGCTATGATTAAAGTATCCCCCTAGAGAAGTTCTAATGTATCCATGTAAAAATCTATCATCTTTAACATGAGTAATACCTAATTCACTACCTTTTAAGATATCTTCTATAGCAAATAATCCTAAACCGTGAACCTGAGAATTTTTAATAGTTAAACAAGAGGGAAGAGGTCTAAAGTTTTTAAGCTTTTTGAAGTTGTCCATTAACCAGTAAAGGCTTTCTTTTTACCGCCATCATAAATATAAGCATGACCCTCTTGCATTAATATTTGATTAATACTAAAGGGGCCGCCCTCTTCATTACCCTCATAACTAGTAATAAAAACTTCTCCTAACAGCCTACCATATTTACCTAAGCCGTGGCTCTGGACTAAGAACTTACTATCATTTTCTTCGATTAGTTGTTTATTACGAGCTTTTGCATGTAAGCCTTTTTCTTTTTCAGCCAAGTTTCGGGTTCTAGATTCCCAGGTATCAATACCCATATACCTAATCCTTTTCTTTACCCATATATCAAAACCTACATCAATTAAAGCATCGATAGTATCACCATCCACAACTCTAAGTAATTTTGCTTCATAAAAGTATTTATTCATTTTCTTCTCCTTTACCGGTTATATCATAATTGACATGATCATTTTCATCGCCTGGATCACGAGGGGAAATAAAGTTTATTTGATTTTCCTCATCATTAGCAATCCCTAAAATAGCATAACCAGCAATATCTCTCCAAGGGCTTTCACCGAATGCGCCTTTTTCATTAGCAATCCTAAATAGTTTATCTATTACCCTTATAATAGTTAAGAAATCTGTGTAGTGTTCGGCCTTTACACCGTCGGGATATAAAATTTCAATAATCTTATGTGCCCTACCAAAAGAATCACCATAAGCTATGTTCTTTTCTTTAACCAGTGCACCTATTTCTGCCCCTATCTTTTCATAATCCATTATGATACCCACCCCTTAAAGTAAGCTATAATTTTATGTCTCCATATTCCTAAACCCGCAAGTATACCTGCACTTGATAGCATCAAGGTTTGAACCTTAGGTAAGTAACAACAAAAAAAGTGATGAAAAAAATGTGAAAGCCATTCCATAATTAATCTCCTATTAACATGTCCATATCTACACCATCTTCTTCCATAAGTGTATATGTCCTTTTTAAGACCCTTTTAATCCACTGCATTTTAACAGTCTCATAACAAGCCGGGTCGCCAAACTTGTCTTTAAATCTAACTAGCATTTCCCTAAATGAAGGATTCCAACTAGTAATACCATATTTTCTCATCATCATTGCAGCCGTTGGAGCCTGGTGCATATTGATAAAAGACGAGGTTAAAAAACATGAAAACAAAGTACATCTTACTTTGTAGGGAGTAAACCCCGCTAACATTTCATATAAAAATTCAAAATCCATATAAGTCTTTGGCCATATTTCTGTATTTCTAAATACAATCAAAGCTTCATATTCAGTCATTGTAGATTTTTGTATATATAAACTATCTAAACATTTTAATCTATCAGTACGATTAAATGCCGGCTCAGAAAAGGAAATTAACCCTCGGGCTTGTCTGGGTTGAAGCTGCCGAATGCTAGAAACTAGGAGGTCATACTGTTTCTTAACTTTGGGTCCAAAATAACTTTCCCTGAGCCGACTTAGTTTTATATCTTTATTATACCCCGAATATCTATAAAAATCCTTTTCTAAGATAGTGTCATCAAAATGAATTCCTTCCGTAAATCCATATACTCGTCGGGAAAACATAGTAGGATAATAATAAGAGTGTTGATTACCTGTAGCAGTATGTACTAAAAGGTTGAACCAAAGCTCAGACATGTTTTTGCCTGTAACTTGGACAAACATCTATTTCTTTTTCAACCCACTACTACCAAATCCGCCTGTACCTCGTTGACTATTCTCAAGTTCATCAACTTCTGCTGCTTGACCAGTCCAAATCTTCATTAGAATTAATTGAGCAATCTTTTCACCCGCAGGTATTACAACATCCTCGTCTGAATGATTAAATAGGTGGACATGTATTTCCCCTCTATAACCCGAATCAATTACTTCAGCCCCTTTATCTAGTTTAAGCTTTGTAGCTCTACCAGATTTATTGCAAACCATTAAAGCATAACCAATAGGGAATTCACAAGCCAACCCAAGTCCAGTCATAGCATCCCCTCTAGATGGTATAACAACCTCATCAACAGTAAATACATCCATACCCGCATCGCCTTCATTAGCACGCTGAGGAATAATTGCATTATCATATAGCTTTTTAAACTTTAATAACATTAGTTAGGCCCTTTCAAAAAGTTTTTCATTCCTGTTACTACTCGAT